GAAGAGGTCAAAGCAGGGTTTCAGGAAGAAATCAGGAAGAAGGCCAAGGAAGAAATCTCCAAGCTGGAAACAACCATTCAGGACGAGGTGGAGGAATCCGGGTGGGAACAATCCCTTAAGGACTCCATTTCTGACATTGTGCGGTATCCTGCCGGGTTTATGAAGGGCCCTGTTATACGCAGAAAGCCTGTCATGGTCTGGAACGGTAGTGAAGCAGAGACGCAGGACAAACTTGTTATTACGTGGGACGCTCCTAGTCCCTGGGACATCTATCCTGCGCCCAATGCGTCAGACGTCAACGATGGATACCTGATCGAGCGGCACACGCTATCCAGAAGCGATTTGCAGGGCCTGATCGACGTTGACGGGTATGATTCCGATGCAATCAACGAGGTTCTCCGCGAGCATGGGCAGGGAGGGCTGTCTGACTGGATTTTCGACACGAACGGGACGTCTCGTGATCACCTCGAAGGCAAGTACCGCAAGGACATTTCCCCTGACAAGAAGTTGGACGCTCTGCAATTCTGGGGTAACGTGCAGGGCCTGAAGCTCCTGGAATACGGCATGGACCCTGAACTGATCCCTGATCCTGTCAAGGATTACGCCGTAGAAATATGGCTCATAGGTAGGTGGGTCGTCAAGTGTACGTTCAACCCAGATCCTCTCGGGAAGAAGCCGTACTACAAAGCCAGTTTTAGGGACAGAAAGGGGTCTTTTTGGGGCCTTGGGCTCCCGGAGATAATCAAGGACAGCCAGCAGGCGTGCAACGCTTCTGCACGCAATCTGGTCAACAATATGGCTATCGCCTCGGGTCCACAGGTTGGGGTTGACGTGAGTCAGCTTCCGGCAGGCGAGGATATTACCGCGTTGTATCCATGGAAAATATGGCAGGTAGACAGATCGAGAGGCGGGGCTGCTTCCGGTGCTGGCTCTACGCCCCCGGTATGGTTTTTCCAGCCGAATCCCTTCATCTCCGAATTGCTCAAGGTTTACGAATTTTTCAGCTCCGAAGCAGACACCAAGAGTGGCATCCCCAAATACGCTTATGGATCGAATAATGGGTCCACGGGTGCGCTCTCTACGGCTACCGGCTTCTCGATGATGATGAATAACGCAACGAGAGGGATTAAGCGGGTGGTCAGGAACATCGATTTCGGCATTGTTCGCAAGTCCATCCAGTCCCTTGTGGAGTGGCTACAGCTTTACCGGAAGGAAGAACTTAATGGCTATGCCGGAGACATCAGGGTTTTTGCCAGGGGGTCCAGCTCACTGATTGCCAGGGAGCAGCAGGCTGTTAGGCGAAATGAAGCCTTGCAGGTGGTCATGAATCCATTGGTGATGCAGGTGGTCGGAGTTGATGGGTTCGCCTCACTGCTCAGGCAGGTATTCGACGGGTTGGACATCCACGATGTTGTCCCGACTGAAACAGAGATGTTGCAGCGTAATCGTATGCAGCAATCGCAGGCCATGATGCAGCCACAACAGCAGGCGATGCCCCGGGGCAGGGAGATCAATCCGGCAGGCGCGGTGAACGGGGATCAAGCGGTTTAGTTTTTTCTTTCCCAAAATCGGCACACCACACCCCTATGATCTCAATCATGCCCATTGGTTTGTCAACAGTCAAGCACTAAGTGAGCATGGACACAGTAAAGAAAGATTTCAAAGCGTTGCACTCGGTCGGAGAGACCTTTTCCGGGCAGGAGGTTCGTAGTTGGATAGAGCGGAACATGCACCGGGAGATGGAAAAGCTGATCGGTGAACATAGTGAAGTTGCGACACGACACCTTCAGGGCCGTGTTCAGGCGCTTCGAGAAATTTTGTTGGATTGGGATTCCTCGTCAGACATTGTGCGGCGGGGGTAGCAGTAAACTTTTAGACCGTTGGACACCCGTTTCAGCCCGTCATGGAAACTGAAATTGGACCCAAGGAGGTTGTATGAGCGGATTACCAGAGGCGGTTCAGAGGCAAGTGGATAGGGCAGAAAAAATCTCTAAAGAGCTATCAGACAAGAACAAGATGGATACCCACGAAGAGGCCCCGAAAGATACGTCTGACGAGCCAAAAGAGACTCCCGAATCAAAGCCCGAACCGGAAGCACCAAGAGACGAATGGAAGGACAGATACAACACCTTGAAGGGCAAATATGACCACGAGGTACCAAGGCTTCATGCTGAATTGCGGCAGATGCGCGAGCAAGTCCAGGCGATGAACCAGCAGTTGCAGTCGAAGCAGCAGGAGAAAGAGACACCGGAACAGTCCGACCTCAACCCGGATGCTTTTGACGAATACGGTGAAGAGTTTTCGCAGCTTGCAAGGGCGTATCAGGCGCAAAAGGCTGAGATTGCCAGGCTCAAAGAGGCTATGGGCGATGTCGTCCAGGGCCAGAACCAGACCAAACAGGAGTCTTTTTGGTCCAAGCTTGAGCAAAAAATTCCTGACTGGAAAGACCAAAACGCTGACCCCTCGTTCCTTGAGTGGCTTGGCGAGGTTGACCCGGTTTCCGGATGGTCACGGCAGTCGATCCTTGAATCTGCACAGAACGCGCTGGATGTAGAGCGTGTTGCAAGCATTTTCGAGGCATGGCCCGGCAAGCAAAAGCCCACAAAGAAGCGTCCTCCCGTAGAGTCTCAGGTTGCCCCCTCCCGCTCCGTGTCGAACCCGAACGGGAATGTACCTCAGCAGGCAACATACAGCCGTGGGGATATTGCGGATTTCTACAAGAAGTCTGCGGCAAATCGTTTCCCGTTCTCGTTCAAAGGAAAGATGATCACTTCCGAGGAAGAGGCGGGTGCAGTATCGAGAGATATTTCTCTTGCGGCAAATGAGGGGAGAATAACTCAATAACAAAACCCCGCCATTATCTTCCTCGCAATAACGATTTATAGGGCGAATCTCGCCCGGAGGATGACATAATGGCATTTCCCGTAGCAGAGGGCGTTCCCTCTTTGAGCGGAACCTATATCCCTGAAATTTGGAGCGGCAAGCTCCTTGAAAAGTTTTACAAGGCAACAGTCTTTGCACAGATCGCCAACACGGATTATGAAGGTGAAATCTCCGAGTATGGCGATAAGGTGTATATCCGCACAGTACCGGACATCGTTATATCCGAGTACCAGAAGGGAATGAGCCTTGATGTGCAGAACCCTGAATCTGATAACGTAGAACTGCTTATCGACAAGGGGTATTACTACAACGTCAATATCTCTGATGTTGACAAGAAGCAGTCCGATATCAACTTCATGGATGCCTGGGGGCAGGATGCAGCAGAACAGATGAAGGTCAAGATTGACTATAAAATCTTGAACGACATCTATGGTGATGTTGATGCAAGCAATGCGGGTACTACAGCTGGAAAGATCTCTTCCGGGATCAACCTCGGTACTACCGGTTTGCCCGTTGAAGTTACCAAGAGCAACGTCATCGACGTGTTGGTGCAGGCTGGACAGGTGCTTGACGAACAGAATGTTCCCGAGACTGACAGGTGGGCGGTTATCCCCGCTTGGATGGCTTCTCGGATCAAGACTTCCGATCTCAAGGATGCTTCTTTGACCGGAGACAGTAAGTCCGTTCTTCGCAACGGTCGGCTCGGCATGATCGACAGGTGGACGCTGTATTCGTCCAATAACGTTGCACATACTACCGACGGGGAAAATGAGGCTTTCCACGTCCTGATGGGGCACAAGAGCGCGCTGACGTTTGCCTCTCAGCTTGTGAAGAACGAAATCCTCCCCAACCCCCATGACTTCGGTCAGCTCATGCGGGGACTCCAGGTGTTCGGCTACGAGGTTATCAAGCCGGTGTCCATGCTGGATCTGTACTGCTACGCTGCTTAATTACAACAGGGGGCTATAATGCCCCCTTTTAACAAGAGGTGGAATATGGCTTGGAGAGAAGACTGCGACCTTGGGGTTGTGAGAATACGGGAATTGACCGTTTCCAGCGGAATTTCCGGTGATATAACCGGCGATGTAACCGGTGATGTGACTGGAAATGTAACCGGCGGTGTAACCGGGGACGTAACTGGTGACGTGACCGGTGCAATCACTCTTCCCTCGGCTGCTGTCGCAGAGCTTCCCGATGCGACCGCAAACGAGGGTATGTTGGTGGTTTGCTCCGATGGAGCTGCGGG